CATTCCACCTGGAACGAATGGGCGTATCAAACGTCCGACGCTCGTTCACGGCTTTTGAAGAAATCTTTAATTAACTCTAGCGGCACTGGCGCAAAGTCATTCCTCTCCACGCAGCAATTGAAATACCTTTGATCCACTTGCCCATTGTCTAGCTTCACTTGATGACAATGAAGGTGCCCATGAGCATTGCCTAGGTAGTGCCCCATGAGTCCTGCGGGATGTACAGGGATGTGCGTGAAGATTATGCCTCCTTTCATGGTGCTATCACCATGGTGGAAATAGGCTCCGCGAATATCGTCAAAATACTGAAGGTAGAGCTTTGCTGGAAGTCTGTCGTGGTTGCCAGCAATTAGAACCTTCCTTCCATTGAACCTCTCCATGAGGCGCACGCCCGTGTTGGAAAAGGCTACATCGCCTAAAACGTATACAGTGTCGCGCTTATGCACTTTTGCGTTCCATCGCTCTTCCAAGTCTTGCTGCATTTCTTCCAGGCAAGAATGGGGGCGCATTGGAGAGCCGTCAGGGGCATTGAAAGAAAGGATTTTGGCGTGATCCAAGTGGAGATCTGCCGTGACGAAAGCGCTCAATGCAGGAAAAGCGGGGCGTTCAATGTAGCAAAAGGGGAGATCACGGCATCGAACCGCGAGTGAGAGCCCGTCCCTTCTCCCAGTGACCCCCAGGGTTGCGCATCGTCGAGAGGCGTAGGGGGTGTGCAGGAGGCGATCAACTCCCCTGGCCTACCGAGGTAGGACTTAGAACGCAAACCAAGCATTAGAGGGCTTGGCTACTCTCCATAGACAGAGCCATGGAGGGGATATGACGAAGGAACGAGCATGAACCATCTGGAATTTCCAGAAAGTTCAGAGGCTCGCCCTCTGTCGTTTGCAACTATAGCACTAAGCAGCCCCGTAGCTGGGCAGATTTACGTTTGAACTTTCAAAGAATGCAATCTGGCGACTGCGGCGGGAATCTTCCATGCCGGAAGCTTTGCCTTCCCAGAACAAACGTTCCGAGCGCTTCATCCATGCGTCCTTATCGAGCCATTGATCGTCGCTCTTTCCAAGATGTTCAAAGAGCCAGCCAGCAGTAGCCGTGCGAAGCTTGTTGAGGCTTTCCGTTTCTTTCTCGCCCAGTTGCTTGGCCACTAGACCATGCACTCCGCAATGGACCTGTTCATCGCGGCTGATGTCTGCTGAAACTGTCCGCATGCCAATGTTGCCATTGAAGCGGAAGAAGGGCAGGGCAACAAAGAAAATAGAACGCTCGATAATGGACACCTTATGGATGGGGTGGGCAGGGTGCTCTAGCCACACTTTCAAGATGTTTTTCACTTCACGCTCCGCCTTCTCGTCGGTGCCATAAGCAGCAGCCACATAGTTCAAGGCCTCATCATGACGCTCTTCGTCTTTCTGATTCGAGCGCAGTGCTTCAATGATGCCAGGCGTTGAAGGAAGTTCACGCTGCATGCCTTGCTCAAGGAGGTCTTTAACAGGAAGCTCAAGATGGCGCAAAGCGAGAGCCTTAAAAAGCGTAGACTCAGAACCCTCTTTCACAGGAGAGTTGTCCACTGGCGTGGCTTGCCAAGGACGCTTTTTGGCAATCATCGACAAATAAGGGCTCTTCTCAGCGACGGTCATTATTAAAAAACGCAATGGAAAGGAATGAAGACAGACAGAAGAGGGCCGTCAAAGCGGCCCCATCAAACAATGCAGGAGAGTGGCTAATCATTCGGCGCATGCAGCACAGAAACCAGCCTCTATATCGCAAGAGACAGTCTCCCCTAAGGGCTCAGTGTCGCTGAGTCCAAACATGCTCTTAAATTCATCATCTAAGGCAGCGTAAGCGTCGTCCTTTCGCTGCGTATCCGGGAGGACTTGCAACGAATAGTAGAGGCTTGTCTGAGAAGATTCTAGCCAATCTTTTAAGAAGGCTTCGTTGTAAATAACCACATCGCTCCATGAGTTGAACGAATAGCCATGGAAAAGACCAGTGCCTTGGTACATGCGCACTAGCTCGTCTGCCACAAGCTTGTAAGCTTCCCAGCCCACTTCTGCAGCAATCTCTACTTCCCCATAGTCAAAGCTTTCCACGCCGAACGTGCCAGAGTCACGATCCACAAGACGGGCAATGGGAGGGGCAATTTCGGGGGATGTCGTGAAACCCTTGGAATCCAAGTAGCGGTAGGAGCAGGAGGCCGTAGGAGCAATGCAGAAGGCGCGTTCCATGCCAGCTTCATGAGCCACTACTGCTGCTGCATTGATACCGTTGTAAATAGCCTCTACTGCTTCGCCTGCCGGGTGGTCAAACCAGCACGCAGCCCATTCCTGGTGGTTTTCGTCATTGAAAGCTTTCAACGCCTTCCCGAAATTGGCATAAGAAATGCCATTGATGGAAAGAAAATTAGCCAAGCCGAGCATGCCCAGGCCCACTTGCTTGTCAATGGAAGGGGAAAGGTATTCGCCAGTGTCACCCACGCCAGTGCCACTGTGCAGCTCACAAAGTTGCTTCATGCCCTCCTCAAAAGCTTCTGCTACTTCGCCAATGGAGCAAGCGCCCATGTTGACATGCTGCAGGAGGCAGGTGCCGCGATGAGGAAGGTACACTTCCAGGCAAACATTGGCACGAATGCGTTCGCCCTTTTCGTTATAGCGAATTTTGTTAAGCCAGATATCGCCAGTGCTGATACCTTTCAAAAGAGCGTCAATAAGTTCCTTAGAGGAACGCTCCAGAAAATGCTCGTCCACATTGAGACAGCGTTTCACCCATGGAAGCTCCTGTCTGGATGCCTGCAAAAAGTCCAGAGCATCAGGGTGCGTATAGTCAAGATGCAACACAATCGCGCCGTTTTTATAACGCCCGCCCCTGCGCAAGATTTCATTCAGCGTGGAATAAATTTTGCCGAAGCTAATGGGACCGCTGGCTACCAGGCCTTTCCCGTTCTCGTCGCCTTTCCCACGAAGATTGGACAAATGTACGGCCACGCCTGCGCCATTACGAAGACCATGGGAAACAAAGCGCCAAGATGCTTCAATGCCATCTTTGCCCTCCATTGAATCTTCCACTACAAAAACCGTGCAGCTCACTGCAAGGCGACCTTCCGGGTCGTCTAGCCAACTTTGGACTCGTCCTGTGCGAGCAATTTTGTCCGCTTTTGCTCCTTCCTTCAACTTCATGAGACGAAAAAGCCCGCTCATGCGGGCTGCGATCAACTAAGGAAGCCTAGCTCAACCAGGCCTGTTCCTTGCCGCTAGTCGCATAAATTTTCCTGATCTTCCATGGACTGCTTGTCCCTGGCAAAAAGGATGGCAGCATTCTTCCCTTTGAAGTAGTAGGGCTTCCCCTCGAAGGCAATGAAATGAGAGAATTCGGGGCGTCCGTGAACAGGCCAAACCTTGACAGAGCCAACCATGAAAGGCGATGGGAGATCGTCAAACACAATAATGCCCCAGTCTTTTATCAAGACTAGGGCGAAACAATGGAAAAAGGCAGTGGCGAATGCTACAAAATTATTGTTTAATCACGCCAGGCGTCACAAAAGGAGCAAACAAGCTTTTGATGGTAGTAATGGCATAGTCATCATCATCCCAACCATCTTCATTCATCTCTTTGTGCAGCCATTGATAAACAAGCGCCATGATCATTTCACCTGCGTATTCAGCATCCGTCTCCCCCTCCATTGCTTCTTCAATGGCTACCACCACTTGATCGCCAATGGTTGGCCCCTCTTCTTTTGCCTCTGCGTCCTTCATGGCGGCGAGATAGCCAAAGGCTGCAGCAGTGGCATGATCCTTGCAGGCATCAAAGCCTTTGAAGCGTTTTTTCAACGCAGGAAACTCGGGAGAGTTAGAAAAGTCGATGGCAAGGCCAAAAAGCTCTTCGTCGAAAGGCATGGTGAAGTCACCAGTCGTAGATGGAGGCCTGATGGTTTCACCAATCAGGATACGAGAAGGGTAGCTCGTCTTCGCCCATTGTCAACTGCCAGTGCATGAGGTCAATTTGATGGCCAGTTTTCTGCGTCACGCGAGGGCGGTAGAAGCTTTGCTTTTCAGGCTCCAACATACGAGGCAACTCGCGGACGGTACGGTCCCATGCGCGCTCAGAGGGAACGAACACTCGCCATAGGCCAATGGTCAGTGCGTAGTCGCTTTTGCTGGCGTTGTAATCCATTAAGGCTTAAACAAAGCACCACTGTAACCGTCGTCCAGACTTGCCTCTCTGTAAAGCTTAACAATGTCTTTATATTTACTTGCTCTAGTGCCTGACTGCTGTCTCATTGAGTCTCACTCGCGTCTCATGAGATTAGACGTTACTCTATGTATATGGCGTAGCGTATAAGGCGTTCTTCATAAGCCTTCGCGAGCCGCTACGAGCAGGAGCCCCAAGCGTCCCCGAACAAGCGGCTCAGCTCCACCACCCTCCTTTCAACTACTTTCTTTTAAGTAGCCTCTGCAGAGGAGCCCTGCGAGCTGAGCCCCAAGCGTTACGTTCCTGGGCTCCTCCTCAACACTTTCCTTTCGCTCTCTTTCTTCTCTTCGCTTTTTATCGCTGATAGTGTGCGTAGCTTCGCCCAGGCAGAAAAAAAGAAAAAAAGACAATAGAAGAAAAGAAAGGCCCTGTGTACAAAGCTCGCTTGGGGCTCGCTCTTCGCGAAGGGCCTAAGAACAATGGGAAAGAAAGTGCGAGGATTAAACATTGCGCAAACGGCGTAGTGTCCTCACTCCACGCTCATTAACAATCAATCGTTCGGACAGCGCGCACTAGCTTTTGTCCCCCATTGAAGGCAAGTACATCGTGATGAACAGGGAAGAAAAAATGGATGAAAAATTACGTCGCTCCTAATTTGGGTATCCCCGCCCCCCCAATTCAATACTTCCGTACTACTGCTCCGTGGCTGATTAGCGTTGCTGATCGATTAGCAGCACTGATCTGTACAGAAATTCTGTACGGAATATGAAGATTTTCCCTCCGGAGGAAAAATAGAAAGGCCCCGACTATAAAGCCGGAGCCCATACAGTTTGCAGCCTATGCGGCTTCTAAGGCATCCTGAAGCGTTGTAATGGCGTGATGTAGCGAGAGGTTAGGCCTAGCCTCATCCTCGTCTAGAAGGGCTTCTAAGCCGCTTCTAGCGGCTTCCAGGGTTTCGTACTCTATCAACTCTATTTCGCCGTAGCGATTGCAAATAAAGAGGGAAAAAGGGAACATTTGGAACAATTGCGAGGAAACAATGGGGAGAGAATTAAGCGATGCAGAATGCCATTTTCTCAGCCTCTGTATATTTCAGGCCATGAGGCAGTTTGAAACGTAGGCCGATAATTGCGCTTGCGCAAGGGTCAGCAGGCCTAAAGTCTGACAGGTCGCCGTCATATACTGCGAAAACTCGCCCTGTCATTCTGTCACTCTCCAGAAAATTAAAGCGGGCACAATCAACGTAGTCTGGCAAGGTTTGCCCTTTCTTTAGGTTGAATGCCGCTGCCACGTTAACGCCTGCGCGCAGTGCATCTCTAGCAATTGCAAGATTCGGGGCATTCTCCCATCCATCGAAGCTAAAGGTGAGGTGATAGCCTAGACGCTTACATTCTGCCCAATTGCGCCTGATTTTTGTATAGTCGTAGAAAGTAACAACAGCCCCAGTTTCTGCGCGCAGAACATTAAAAATCTCGAAAATGTTACGCTTACCAATGGGGAGAGAATGCCCAAACTTAACGCGGCAGAATGTAGAAAATTCCGGGCTAATGGTAAAGTCTACATTTTCCCAGGCTATATCTGACGTTCCATTGAGGCGGATTGCGATAGGCTCTCCCTGATTTTTGTTAATTTTATCAAGAATAGAGCAAACAATTAAGCGGGCGAAACGTTGCGGGTCGGCAGCGTAGGCTAGAGTCCGGCGAATCCTGGCGGATTGTTTGTTTGCCATATAGACGGGATTGCCGGCAAAGTGCAGACATATGCGCTTGCAATTGCCAGCGCCGGGACACACGTTAACGCCTGAGATGTTATGCGGCGCAAGATGTAAAATGTAGGTTTGAACTTTAGACTTTTCGGTTTTAGGGTTGGTTGAGAGCAAATCCCGATAGCTGATTTTATATTGCTTGTCCATTGAGGCAAGATCAGCAGGAAGCTTAGCGCGGCTGTTAATAGTTGCAGGCATGATCGGAGAAAAATAAAGGGGGAGGAAAATAAAGAAAGGAAAATCAGCGCCCGTTGATTTTCAGCAGGCAAGCGTCAGCACTGGCGCCAGTAGTGCGGCAGGCCACAAAGTGGCGTTGATCCTCAATGGCAAGGGTGCCCACAAACAGCGCAGCAAAGGCCCCTAGGAACAGCGCTGAGACTTTCGCAGCGACGGTGAGAGCGTGCATGGATGGGAGAGCGGAGGGTGCAGCCCCGGATCGCTCCGTTGCTGTTGGAGGAACAATAAAGCCCAGCCTGTCAACGTCCACAGAATAGGGACAGTTGCCAGACCGCCCACCTAAGCGCGCCGTTGCGTTGACGCAAGCGCCGCCCATATGGTACGGGCTGCCACCGGGCCGGACTGTGCACCTCTCGCAAGAATTGAACGCGCGCGCGCGTATCACGGCACGGCCCCATAGGTCAACCCTTGGCTTAACGTTGCGCAACGTTGGGCGCCCATACCATAAGACAGGCAAGAATCCCGGAGCTGTTACATTCCGTCACAATCGCCTGCCCATAACAGCATCGTTATATGCGCATAAAAGGCGCGAGGTTCTGTCACGTTTCGTAACATTAGCGCAGCTTATCTGTCATATAAAAGCGGCTTATATAAGCGGTGTTTATGTTACAGACAAGGAGAGCTTATCAGTACAGGCGTACCATTATGAGCCTATGAGCATACAACGATATCGGCATATGCGCATAAAAGCATATTGAGAATCCCTCGCAATAACAATAAAAAAAACAATGCTAAATATACTAAATACGCCTCTCATTAGTCCCTAAATACAATCGCAGCCGGCAGTAATTTTTCCCACTAAATACAACCTTGGCCGGGACATTTGCCCACAATTCACTATACCGAACTAGCAAGTTCCAATTTTTTTTCTAGCTATTACAACACTGGCCAGTTCTCACCAGCCTTTCCCATTGTTTGCTGCTTCAACAGCCTTCTCTTCATTTTCATAAGGCCCTCCCACGGCATCACCATCGTCTTCATACCAATACCAGCCTTCAATAAGTTCGGTGCCTTTGCAGCAAACTTCAGAGAAGAAATCAACAAGAATCACCACTCTCCTCCATTGTCGATAAGCTCCCATTCTGCATGCTGCTCAAGAAAAGCCAGCCTCTCTTCCATTGTTTCCGGCCAATCTTCTAGCTCTCCCAACAGAATAGAAGCTTTGCAGGAGCCCATATCCTCCACGTAGGCATCCACATGCAAGCGATACGAATTCGTATCAATTCTCCAGGAAAGCAGCTCTAGAACGCTCATTTCACTTGCTCCAGAAGATGGTTCCACGTCCAAGAATCCCTAGGGCGCATCAGCTCGTAGCCTTCGTGGTCGATGATGCTGTCACCAGCGCTGTCTACGTACCCTTCAATTTCACGATGCCAGATGCCCTTGCAGGAGCCTTCGTGGTCAAAGATGCCAATAATGTCCTCTTGGTCTTCCATAGCCAGCCTCACGTGGAATACAACTTCCTTGAGGCTTGATGCTTGGTAGCAGCCTTTCAAGGCCGAGAAATAAGGACCGTTGTCTTGGTAGGTGCGAACAGTGGTCATGGGAACAGGGCAATGGGGATTGGGAAGGGAAATCATTCTTCGTCGAAGCTGATTATGCGAAAGTCAGGATCGTTTTCCTTTTGAATCCATCGACATTGATTCGTACCAGGAATCACTACGAAAAGCTTGTCGTGGTGGTTTTGCTCAACAATGGCCATTGTGAGGCGGGTGCCGATGCGGCTTTTGCCTTTAGAGCTAATTGCGAGAAGGTTGATGGCGTCTTGCATGATCATGAATGAAGAGAAAGGATGCGGCGATGAAGAAGCTTGATCTTGTATGCGTAAGAATCTTTGTCTTGTAGTTCATCGGGGCATTCTTGCTCAAGCTCAGTTAGTTCTTTGTTCAAAACCGTAGCCAAAAGAGCAAGATCTTGAAAAGGAATGTCGAGGGAAAGGTTTTTCATGGTTTAATAGTTGGAGGCAGTGAAGAATTCAGTTTTCTCAACTGCAACAGAGCAATGTTCGCAGACGAGAGAATGCCAGGCAAAGTGATAAACAGTTGAGATGGAATTGCAATGGGGGCAAGTGATGTCGCGGCCAGCGTGACCAGCGCGAGTGTATTTGGTGACTTTGGAGGCAGTAGCGGGAACGTTGGTAGCGCTTTGCATGGTGATAATGGCGACAGAAGGGCAATGGCTGCTCAAGCGGCTTGCAGATCTTCGCGGCTCCAACGAACCACCTTGGCAACAATGTCATGGCTCAGGGGCTCCCACAGGGGCATGGGCAGGCTTCCGTTGCGGCTCATGCAGATGCGGCCATCTTCGCGCTTATGGAGCACTGCTTTAGCAGGAAGAGCAAGCGCTGCTCCTGGCTTGGCTTCGTTGATGAAGCGGGCAATCAAGGAAATGAGCTGGTCTTCAGAATGCTTGATCAGCAGGGGACCAGAGGGAACAAGAAAGGCCATGGCTGGAAAGGAGAGTGAAGCTCGCGCCTCGTTGAACAGACAATAGAACGAAAAAGCCCCCTGGAAAGGGGGCTGTAACAATTGTTCACACTGCGGCAAGGCGTTGAGCATCGCGCTCTGCATCCCAGCGCTGAGCAGCCAGAAGATTCCTAAATTCCATCCACAGGCCTGCGGGAACACTGTGTAACGCCCAGGAGCTTATGTCTTGGCGCTTGTCGCAATCTTCGTTGCTGTAGGTAATGGGAGCCTTCAGCATGGAAAGCTTGATCGAGGATTGCTTGCGCATCTCGTTTGTTGCGTGGTAAGACTCGGGCAGCCATTCCAGAAAAGCTTCGGTGGTGCGCTGGTTGGCGCAGAAAAGATGGGTGAACAGCTCGTGCAGATCCAGACTGTACAGCTCGGTACTGGTGGCGTTGGCCCAGAAATGGTGATCAGGGCGCTTGAAGGAAATGGTCATGGCTGGAAAGGCAGTGGAGGCTCGCGCCTCCAAACAAAGGAACAATAGACGAAAAAGGGGCTGGTAACAGCCCCCAAACCATCAGCGTCACTTATTGAAACAATCAGCGCTGCTGGTCGCAAATGCCAGCGAGCATCTCACCCACGTAGTCATGAGCAGCGCGAAGCTTGGCAAATGCTGCATCACGCTCGGCACGAGCCTGGTAATAGGCGCCGGGCTGCTGCACGTAGAAATCTCGCGAATTTAATTCTGCATTGCCCAAGGCTTCCATAGCCTTGTCGATGGCATCGTAAGCAGCAGCGTAGCCATCACGCAGATCGGTGAAGCCAGTGCCGTTGAGGTGGACAGTGGGGATAGTTGCCATGGTGATCAATGAACGATGGAGTTGAAATAGTATTCAGCTTCCCACTTGTGATCGAACAAGCCGTAGGAAGTTTCGTGCATGGTCAGCTCAGTGAGACGCTCCCACCCATAGGCCTCCCACTTAAT